GCGCGCGTTGCAGCGCCTCCAGCGATTGATGTAGAGCGCCAGATGCGCCTACAGCCTGGCTTAGGGCATCCGTGATCCTTCCCATTGATTCCCCGGCAGGCCCCGCCCCGGTGAGCTCCAGCGTCTTCTGGAGGTTCTCCTGCGACCTTGTGAGTCCATCGGACGCATCTTTTGCATCCCCGATGGTGCCGGTCAGCTTGCCCATGTTGGCGGCAGCCTGCTCGGTTCCGATCTCCAGGTTGAGGCGTACGCTAGTCATTTCTTGTTCCGCTTAGCCGCGTGGCTCAGCACCAGATCGTCGAGCTGCCGGATGGCCTGGAGCAGCGCGCGTCGCTCCTCGGGGTCGTCGATGCCCTCGATCTCCAGCAGCGCCAGGACCTCGCTGGCCTGGATGGGCTCGGGGCCCGACCAGCCGGAGCGGCGGGACTTGGACAGGAGCTGGAAGGTGGCCTCCAGCCAGGCCTCGTCGGGGTCGAGCTCCGGTAGCGCGAGGTACTCAAGCCAGGGCTTCCGCGGGCGGTTGCGGGCGGCCTCAAGCCTCAGTGTTTCGAGCGCAGCCCCGTTCAGCAGGTGCCATTGCAGACGGGCGGCTACTTTCCCAGGGACTTCTTGGTGGCTTCTTCGCGGAAACCCGCGGACTGGGATGCGCATTCCGCCACCCAGTTGTAGAGGTCCTCGTAGCGCTCATCGACGAGCACGGTGCGGAGCTTCTGCCGGTCAAAGGGCACCTCGGGCTTTCCATCCGCTTCGGTGTCGCGGACCCCGGACCAGTCCACAACCAGGTGATCGGCCGCGGCTTCGGCCAGCATCTCGCGGAAGATCCGGCGGGGGATGTCGCCGCCGCCGTAGCGGGCGCGCAGCTCGGCCGTGGCCTTGCGCACCGCGTCTGCGTGGGGCTCGTAGTTGGCGCGCCGGATCTTGAAGCGCCAGCCCATGGGGTGGGTGAACCAAGCCCCGTCCTGGGCGGCCGCAAGATTGAGGCAAATCTCAGAGAAGAGTTTCATCAGGCGAGGAAGCGCAGGATCTCGGTTTGGAAGCCCAGATCGGGGTCCCGGCGAGCAGACCATGTGATCTGGGTGAACGTGTCCGTGTCCTTGCCGGTCACGTTGTTGTCCGCTTGGGTCAGCTTGGCCCGGGGACAGCGCAGCACGTAGCCGTTCCCGTCCGGGCTGTTGATGCACATCTCCAAGGGGTGCAGGGACTCATTGATGAAGCGCTGCACCTGGGCCATGTCCTCGGTGAAGGCCTCGATCGAGCCCGTGGTGGTCAAGGATCCCGGTCGATACTGGGAGGCGCCCTTGACCCCGACCTCCTGGATCGGGGCCTGGTTCTTGTTGAACGACCAGGTGTTTGAGCGGTGGGGGATCAGCGTGCCGCCGATCAGCAGGGCGCTCACATCGAGCATTGAGACCTCCCGCGTGTCCGGGAAGGCGACGTAGGAAGACCCCGCGGGCACGCCAGGAGTCGTCATGGTTCGACCGGCGCCCGTGAAGGTCACCTGCACCAGATCCCCAACCGAAGTCGAGATCTCCATCTGGGAGTAGGACTGGTCGACGTACAGGTTGAAGATGTCGGTGGCCAGGTCCCAGCGCTTCTCCTCGGTGAACAGGGTCTGGGTGTTGCCGTTGCGGCAGACCTCGGGAGCGGCCCAGAAGGAGGAGGCGTCGGTGCCGGTCACGAAGACGCCGGCCGCGTTGTCGCGGGCGATGGTCAGCTCGGTCCCGGCCACGCTCGTCACACGCCAGGTCCCGTTGTTGCCGGTTGCCGCGAAGTTGCCGAGACGCACCCACCCCCGGGCCAAGGCCGCGGCAGCGCCGGCGGCATCCAGGATGTCGATCGTGGCGGTGGCTCCGCCCGGCGCGGCGGTCAAGGTGAAGGTGCCGTATTCCCCGACCTTGGTGATCTGCAGGGCCTCCGCGGCAGCATTGGGCGCCGCGGGCTTGCCGTCCAGGCGCAGGGCACGGAAGACACTCGCGGTGGGGGGCACCGTGTTGGTGACCCGGAAGGCCCCCACGTGGACCCAGTTGTCGGCGTCGCTGACAACCACCACGTCGCCCGCGGCCAGCACCGGGAGCTGCGCGGTGCCCGAGGCGAAGCTGAACTCGCCGCCAACGTCGGTGATGACGACATTCGGCGGCGCAGCGAAGGGGAAGCCCGCCACGGAACCCAGCCAGCCAGGCGACCAAATGGCCGCCGCCACGTAGTCGTCCCAGGCCCGGGCGCGCCACACTGCCGTGAAGCCCGCTTCGGTGTTTTCTCCGGTGGTGATCTCCCCCTCGCTCTCTCCGGTGTCCGTGATCGTCGGGGACTCCGTGCTCTGCCGCGCGAGCTTCAGCTTCTCGTCCCGGATCGGCCGCCGGAAGAAGGCGCCGGTCGCGGCCTGCTGCGGGGCAAGCTGCTTGCGGCTGGCAAAGCGGAAGCTACTGGAGCCTGCGGGGATTTGGGTCAGCATGGTGGGATGAACTCGAAGGGGATCTGCAGGCTGGAGAGCCAGTTCGGGCCGAGGCGGCCCTGCTGGACTAGGGAGGCGGCCCCCAGGGAGACCCTGCTGGAGCGCGAGAAGGCAAGTCGAGCGGCGATCTGGTCGGCCAGCGCCAGCGCCGGGCCGTCGCCTGTGTCGCCAGGGGTCACGATGTCCGCCCGGTAGATCCCGAGCCGCGAAGGCTCGGGCTTCTCTGAGGCGTTGCCTGCGACCTCGGAGCCGGTTAGGACGGATCCGTAGACCACGGGCGTCGCGACGGTCGGCAGCTCCGCAGGGGCGTTTCCGTGCTGGACTCGGACCCCGGGGATGCCCGCGACGACAGCCGTCAAGGACTCCCGCAGGGCGCCCGCCCCAGGCCCCCAGGATCCCCCCAGGTCGTCTAGGGCCACCGGAGTGTTCTGCCACTGTTCCACCCCGGTCCACAACACGCTGAACCTCGACGTCAGCCAGCCGGGCTCGAACTCCTCGGGCTCTAGTGAGACCAGACCGAGCTTCACCGGCGCAAAGCCCTCCTGCTGCTTCAGGAGCTGCTCGGCCAAGAGGTCTGCGGCTGCCAAGAGCGGCCCCTCCCCGACGCCCCTCGGCCAAGCCAGCACCACATCCAGGCTCCCCCGATAGCGGAGCTTGGGGGCGCTGCCGGCGGTGAGCACCTCGGTGGAGGTGAACTCCACGGCGATGCCTGCCCAGGGCCCAAGGGTCGGGGCATTCCAGTCTGCCGGCAGGGGTGCATTGGGCCAGTACTTGCGGCCGGCGGGCATGGCCAGGCCCAGGGGAAGCTCCAGTCCCCGTCTCAGGATGGCCGCGATCTCCGAGAACGAGCTCATGCGGCTTGCCTGCTGAAGTGCGCGACGTTCTCGGCGACGCTCACCCGAACCATGCCCTCCTTGGCGCGCTCCGAGCCGGCCATGCGGCGACTCGGACCTTGAATGCCTTTGCGCTGGAACGACACGAGGCGTCGACCGCCCTCGAGGACCTCGATGTACTCCACGTTGTTGGTGAGGTTCATGTTGCGCCCGATCACCGCCAAGGCGACCGCGGTTTGGACGCCTGCCAGGGGGGCAGCCTGCACAATGCGCCCAAAGCTGCGCTTGGCGCCCTGTGTTTCGTCCTTCGAGCTGAGGCGTCTGGGGATCGCCGGAGGCACGAAGCTCGAAGGCCCGCCAAAGCTCACATCCCAGCCGCCACGGGCCCGGCCGGTGTCTACGGGGGTCTTCATGATGACTGCCGTGAACAGTCGCAGCCCCAAAGCCCTGTAGAACAGGTTGGCCGCCTCCATGCTGCTGATGCCCAGCGAATTAAGCTGGATCGATAGCTGCTGAAACCCGCTCATGCCTCTAGATCCAGCACGTAGAGCGCGATCTGCTCCCCGGAATAGACCGGGCCCACGCGGGTGATTTTTCGAGTGCGGCCGTCGAAGGAGACGTCCATCCCAGAGATCGGCTCAAAGGTCAGGCCTTGGGCTGGCAAGTAGGTCACCAGGCCCTCGGCGATGCGCGCAGGTCTGCCGGCGAACGCGGCCTCCATGTCGCTAGGCGGTGCGCAGCGAATGCTCACCTCTTGAGCCGAGTTGACCACGGTGGTGCCCGTCGCCACGTCGAAGCTCTTCTGCTGCACGTGGAAGGTCAGCACCTTGCCCAGATCCTCGATCAGTAGCTTGACCGCGGGCAAAAGTTCGTCGTCGAGCTGGGTCATGACCGATAGGCCTTGCCTGTGCCAATGCCGTCGAGTACTGGCGCCAGCATCTGCCGGATGGCCGGCAGGATGCCGGAGGCCGCGCCCTGGCCCGGGTAGCCCACGGAGTTGGCGGCCTGGCCCGGGGCGTAGACCTTGCGGCGCGTGATCGGACCGACGACCACCTCCTCCTCGAGGACGGCCCCGTTGCTGGGCGCCACGGATCCGCCCAGGGGCAGGCTCGGGTTGGCGGCGGCCGCAGCCGCCAGGTCGATGTTGGCGTTCACCACCAATGGCGGCACAGAGTCGTAGCCGATGGGCGTCCCTCGCTCGTCGTAAGCCTCCAGGCGGGGCCAGGGCAGCCCCTGCCCCGAAGTGGCGGGCAGGCCCTTCCACTCCGAATAGAACCAGCTGCGCAGGAACTCCGCGCCCTGGCGCAGCTTGTTCTCCTTGGCTGGCTCGGTGAGGGCACTCCAGGCCGCCACCACCGCCGGCGCCGCATGGGCGAGGATACGGGCGTCGGCCTGCGCTACCGAGGCAAAGGACTCGGCTGTGGGCATCCCAGAGCCGTCTTCGACGATCAGGACCATTGTCAGGCAGGAGTGATGGACAGGGTTCCGCCGTTGGCCACTCGCAGGGCGTAGCGAGTTCCGTCCGGGCTCTTGAGGATCAGCGGCCCATTGACTGCGTGGTTTTCGATCACCCCCGTGTTCAGGTTCATGGTGACCGCAACCACGCCGTTGCGCTCGAGCGTCAGCCCGTAGGGCGTCATGCGCTGCTTGAAATCGCCGAACAGCCCCACAACTCCATCCACCTGCAGAACCCCTTCAGGCAAGCCCGCACCGTTGGCGCAGACGAAGGAGTAGCCGGCCTTTGCGCCGGTGAGGAAGTCAACCGACACCCCGTGGGCGCCGTCGAAGGCCAGCGGCATGGTCAGGATGGTGCCAGCGCCCGTACCGCAGTGGAGCTGCTGCACCCGAGTGCCGACGCTGTCCGAAATGCCAACGCCCTGCAGGCCCGCGCTGCGCAGACCTGTCCCCATCTCCGCCTCCACGCGCCGACCGGTCGCCAGGATCAGTCTGCCCCGGGGCCAGCTCGGCAAGCCGACCTCGGCGTTGGGCGTGGTGTCCGAGACGTTGCGTCGCGCCACCTCGATGGCGCCCGCGGCCCGGATGCCGAGCTGACGGGCCGCATCCGCCGTGTAGTGGAGGTTGTCCTCCGTGGAGGCCAAGCCTCCCGATTCCACGTAGGCGGTGTAGGGCATGGCCATCGTGACCGCGCGCTTGGCGCTCTCGATTGCCAGGGGGTGCGCCTGGGTCATAGCCGGAAACAGCCCAGGCACGGGCACGCTGCTGCCGCCATTGCCCGAGAGCGTGCGCGGCATCTCCAGGATGATGAAGGGCTTGCTGGCTTGGCTGCCATAGAGGTCGTTGTTCAGGCCTCCATTCCGCAGGCTGCGGATAATGCGCTGCAGCTCGTTGGCGTAGGTCACCTGGGCCTGAATCGGGCTCTGCCCCGCCACCTGCAGGTTGGCGGCATCGCTCTCGCCCTGGCACCAGACGATGCACTCGATCACCACGCCCTGCTGGATCAGGGCGTTGATGCGTGCCACCACCCAGTCGTAGAGGTTATTCGGTAGCTTGTACGGCGACCCAGGGGCCGCCCAGTTGCTCGTGGCGATCCCCGAGGTGATCGAGGAGCCGCCCGCCGCGCACAGGGACGCCACGAAGCGGGATTCCGGGGAACGCTTGGCCAGCTCCTGCATGAAGCTGATGTAGGGGCCGACGTTGTCGTTGGCCCCGGCAACGGGCTCGAAGGTCGTGGAATTGGCCTGGTAGAACGGGAGCGGATACCTGTAAGGCGCGAGCAGGTTGTCCGCGTCCTGGCAGAGCACGTTTGGCGGCATCTGATCGATGCCGAACGGGAACCGGGGCCCGGGGTTCGTGCCCACCATGTTGGACTGGCCCGCGAAGATGACCGCGCGGATGGGCTCCTCCCGGCTCTCCTGGAGGAAGCGCCAGTAGTCGACTCTGGTGCCGAGCGAGGGATCGAATACAGAAACCATCAGCCGGCCTCCGCGTAGAGTTCGATGCAGGAGGTGAAGGTCAGGTTGGGTGTCGGCATCAAGTTCACGCCACCCGTCAGCAGCACTCCCAGCCCGTGGCGGCTCAAGGCAACGAAGGGGTTCGACAGGGACGAGTTGCCGGGGATCAGCGTGAAGTAGGCCTGGTTCACCGATGCCCGGGAGAGCCCCGCGTAGGCGTTGGCGTTGATCAGGTTGTGGGCCCCCAGCTCGTAGCCCAAGACCTTGTCGCGGGCCGCGAACTCAAGGGGGCTGCTGAGTTGCCGGAAGGCCAGGAACAGGGGCATGCCGTCCGTTCCGGTGACGAGGGGCCAGACGAGCTTGAGGTTCAGGAAGCCGTTTCGCCCGAGGTACTCCCCGATCCTGCCCAGGGCGCTGAACCGATTGGCCGACGCCGGGTTGGCCGACGGGCTGTCCTTGATCTCTGACCAAGTCCCAAAGAGCGTGCTTTGGTCGTTGAGGACCAGGTTCTGACGCAGCAGGAGCCCGACGGCCGACTTCGGCATGGTGTCGATAACGACCTCGAACACCTGGGATCCCTGGTGCTCCTGGACGTAGATCTGGACCCGGTTCAGTTGCCCGGCCGAGCCGTCGTAGCGGCCACGCAACACCCTGAAGCTCGCTGGCCACTTGACCTTGTAGTTGCCCTCCAGCTCAAGGACCATGCGCGCCCCGCGGAGGGCGTTGGCCACTGTGAAAGTGGTGTCCTGCGTGAGCGTCTTGGTGCGGTAGATCGGCCCCAGGAAGTCGATGACGGTCCCGGGCAGCGCCACCTTCTGCCCTGGACCAGCAAACCAGCCATAGCGGGTGTTGCTGCTGTCCCAGCCGACCAGGGCCTCGACCATGGCGTCGCTGCCAGGACCCTGGGGCTGGGTCGTCGTCTGCTGGGCATAGTCGACCAGCGCGACATAGCGCGGCGGGCGCGGCTGCTCGCCGACGGAGCGCAGGTGCCCGAAGCACCCGTTGACCCCGTACTTGGTCCACATGCTGTAGAGGACCACCAGGTCCACGCCTACGGCGATGCACTCATCGAAGAAGGTCTTGTACTGCGCCGCCATCTGCTGGTCGTACAAGGCGTTCTTGGCGATAACCACCTGGCTGGAGTTCGTGGGGATCACCCCGGCGCCACCCTCGTAGGTCCAGTACTCAAGGCCGTTGGCCGTTGCCCGCGCCTTGTGGAAGGCGAGCTGCTGGAGGGGCGGACCCGCCAGCTTGGTGGCCATGTCGTCGATCATGTTCTGGGCATTGCCCAGGGCGCCCGTGTTTTGATCACCCCAGTAGGGGGCCGTCGCGAAGATGCTCGCCGCCGACTTGGCGTTTTCGAATGTCAGGAGTTTGTTGTTGTTCTCGTCGTCCCCTTGGTGGTGGCCGGCAATCACCCCCTTGAAGCGCGCCGGGTTGCTGAGCCGGCTCTTGAAGAGCGTCAGAACCTCCTTGGCCCGCCGCGCGTACATG